GTATAGCCTGTTCCTGCCATTTCTTATCTCCTGCCTGATGGCACGTAATTTATATATAGCCCGTTTAATGAATAAGGGGCGCACTGATCGTCGGTTTTAATTTGGAAACTTACGGTGTGACCGCTTCCTTCAAGAACTTGACGAGACATTGGATCATTAGTGCCTTCAAAAATAGCACTTGCAAAAAGGGCAGTTCCGAAAACAGGAGGAACCGGAATACCTTCAAGTGCTATATCTGAAGGCTGTGCAACATCAGAGTCTACAAAGTCAAACTGCGTTCTGAGCGTGGGTTCTAATGAACCTTCAGGGGAAACAGAAAGCTTCAAATACTTCATAGTCTTTCTAGTTCCAACATCACCAAAATCTAAAAAAGGTGTCGTATATCTAGCGTCAATATTGAAAGCAGAGCCTGTTTCCATAAAAGAACTACCTGTATCGTGATTATAAATATATCCATTTTTATCACCATGATATATTTTTTCTATTCCAGACGAGTTAAAATCAGATACAATAGAAGAACATTGAATTCCTTCGGTTTCTCCCCACTCAAACCCATCTTTAGTTAAGGTTCCTATAATTCCTTTAGCTTTATTAATCGCTCCACCATCTGTAGAATAATATAAACGATATTGAGAACGTCTTCGTAACACACAACTTGTAATAGTAAAGTCAGCAATATCTCTAGCAATAATAGAAGTTACAGACTGTATTTGTCGGCTTACTGATCCTAGCTCTACGTCACCAATTCTTGCTGTTGCTGCTACAGATCTAACACCGTCTGGGCTTAGAAATACTAGGTCGCCTCCAATTTCTTGAATACTATGATGACTTAAACAGCCTACGTTTTTTGCAATAGGAACAACTGCAATATTACTTGAATCATTAATGTTTATAAGTTTATAAATGCTGTTTTCACAGAAAATAATTAAGTCTGTTCGGAAACTTCTTAGTCCTATAATTTGATCATCAATAGAGACGCTTCCTGCACCAGCACCACTAAAGTTATCAGGCTCCAACGTATGACTATAGTAAAGTGTATTTTTTTGTGTAGAAGCTCCAGCAACTACAAAATGTTTATCGTGAACTACGCCTACTTTAGGAGCTACTGTTCCAGAAACAGTTATTTCTTTTGCAAAATAAGTTCGTCCTGATAATGCTCCTGTCCCTGTCATTTTAAAAAAGAAAGGTTTATTTTGTCCATCACAAATTAAAACTTGTCCAAACTCTTCATTGCCTTCAAAAACTTCAACAGTGGTTTGCTCTTGGCCTGTTCTTGCTAGGGTTGATCGCCCAGTAAACGTAGAATGACTATCTCCACCAGAAGCTACACTATCTTTATTAATTTGCAGCCACGTAGTTCCATCGTTAGTGAAATAAATATTTGTTCCGCTGCAAGCAATAAGGCCGTCTGCATAAACTGCTAAACCTAATAAGGGTGTGTTTGCATTAGGTCTAGTGTCTCCAAAAGCTGTATAGCCATTTATTCTTCTATAGCCGCCATCAGGATCAACTTCAAAGTTTTTAAGCTCTGTAGCAAAGCCAGGCTGACCTAACATTTCAAGCTGATTAAGATTAGTATTTAGCCCTCCCTTACACGAAATACCAAACGGTTGAGAAGCCGCCATGCTATACGAATCTCATTCGATCATCTGAAATGTACACAGGAACAGGAGACATTAAATTAGATTTCATGCTGCTTAAACCTTTTTTATAATCCGCTAGAGCAAAAGCAGCAGACTGCGGATTATCTTTAAACTGCCACATGTGGTATCTAGCTCTTGCTATTAGAACAGATGTATAGACATCGGGGAATACAATAACATCTGAGTGTGCGCTTAAACGTGAAGGAGAGTCCCATGCAAAATACCAGATGCGATAAACTTTATCTGGTATTGGACTTAATCCAAAATTACGAGAATCTGGACTTCGTATAATAGCAGTAGGTTTACCGTAGGTTTGTGTGTCTGAATCATCTAAGTTTTCAGAAGTTCGTCTAAAATCTTTCCAGTTTTCAAGTGTTATAAAACGTAAGTTTCCGTCCTCGTAAGGAGCTGTTTCTCCACTAACACCTACAGTAGTAAGATAAAAGTTATCCCAATCTACTGATCCATAATCTGTTGTAATGCTAGAGCTTGCTGGTTTTAGTTCATACCAACGAGTTCCAGCTACTGTTTCTAAATATACGTTCCCGTACATTGGATCTGTTCCACCACTATCAGAAACAGATAAAAAAGGCCACTGAGGTTCTTCATTAACTATATCAAAGTAAGCTCTATTAATACTATCTTTAGCGTGTTGTTGTACACTTCGGGCAGTACTAAAAGCCGCAGACGTTAACACTACTTCATTTAACTCTCTTAAAAGCTCGTTTGTTAATTGTAAAAAAGTTGTAGCCATCGTTTTAAACTGCCTTTGTTTTAGTTTTAGAAGTTTCTTTTTTGCCCCAAATTAAATCCCAGTTATTTCTGTAGTTTTGGTTGTTGCTACCCCAAGCGCCTAATGTTTTTCCTTTTCTTGCGCCTTTAATCATTATCGGTTTAGAATTACTTCCTAGAACAGCCATACGTTTCCTTTTTTTTTAAAAAAAAAAGATTAGGGGGTTTTTACACCCCCTTCTCTCATTACTTGCTTAGTCGATACCGTAGAACGCTGAAACCAAAGCTTCAGGACGTAATACTTTAGCGCCATACACATGCAAGCCTCGACAGATATCACCAAAGCTATCTGGGTCACGAAGAACCTCAGTGCTTGTGATGGTTTGTGCCGTGGCAGTAGAACTCATGTGTCCACTAATTATCTTACCTGCTGCGTTAGTCGTAGAGGCAATATTGTTGGATTTATACATATCAAAGCCTCGTAATTTTCCAGAAGATACCAGACCATTACGGATAGAGCCTTGACCAGCGTTAAAGTCAACAGACATCAATTTAGAACTTGACTGTCCCAACTGCTCGTAAAAGCTAGGGGGAGCCAGGAACCAACGACCTTCTTCAGGGATATTCTGTTCGTCAAGAAGACGAGCCATATATGCCATTACATCAAGAGGATCATGTTCACTTGTACCAAAACCAATATCCAAGTTACCAGTACCATCAAAAGTACCAGCAGCTAAATCAGTAGCATTATCGCTACCAAGGATATGGTTAGGGCTTGATGCAGAAACACCTGTAAACATCGCAGCAATTACGCCTTCATCAAAAGCATCACGCAGAGCGTAAGCAGCAGATGAAGCAGCAACTTCTTTAAAGTTGACATGAGACATAGAAGTTTCAATGTCATCAACGATGAACTTAAATGCGTTCGCCGTATCAACAACCAAACTTATTTCTTGGTCAGTCAGCTTAGTTTGAGTTACATCAGCACCGCGTTCGTACTGATATACTGTGATTACAGGCTCTTTGATGATCTTTACAGAATCACCAAAAGCTGTAATTTCACCCGAATAATCGGTATTTGTGATCGCTTCACATACTGAAGATTTACGGAAGAAGTTTAAAACCTTCTTAGAATAAATCGCCGGAAGGAAGAACGAGTTTGTTTGACCAGTTACAGAATTACCAAAGTTACCATCGGTATCTGTACCCTGTTCAAAGTACTGATCTGATTGGTTATAAGCCATGTTAGAGTACTCCTAAAAGATAAATTAAGTTAGGGAACTACTCTGCCTTCCATTACAGCCTCATCAATTTCACTTTCGTATTTATCGAATTGGCTCATAGTAAGGGCAGAAATTTCCCGCTGAGTCCAAATCCTCGGCTCTTTAGTATCTACAGTGGTTGTTTTAGTAGATACAAAATCTGCTGCCGAAGATTTAGGCTGTGACTTCTGCTCTTTAGCTTTTGGTTTAGTAGCGGAGATACCAGTTTCCATTTTATAAAGATCAATAGCTTTGATAGCTAAAGTAACATTATCTGGGTTTTCGTAGATCCAGCTTTGAATTGCTTCAGGCTGTTCTCCGGCCCATTCGTGAAACTTTTCGTCGCCTCGTATATCCTCAAAATCAGGATGTCGAGACTTTAGAGTTTCTTCAGCTTCTCTACGTTGTAAATCTGCTTCTCGTTGTTCAAGAACAGACATCTTCTGTTGCAAAGCTTGCATCTGTTGTTCACTTTGTTGGTGAGCTACAGTCTCTACAGTTTCATATAAATCAGGATATTGTTCTTTAAACTCATTAAGCTCTTCGGTTGACTTCGGCGGCGCATAGGCTGTTTGCCTTTCTATTGCAGCTGCCGTAAGTTCCTGCTCTTTTTGTTTAAAATCCGCAATCTTATTATCATAATGTTTCTTTAAATCGTCGTATCGCTTTTTATAATTGGTTTCTTTTTGAGGACTTTCAGCTTCTTCTTCTTCAGGGGCCGCTTTGCGGGTAGCCTTCTTTTTCTTAGGCTGGTCTTCAAAAAATAACCCTGATGCATCTCCTTTGCTTGGTTCGTCTGCAACGTGCCAATCTTTACGAGAGTTATACGGGTTAGGCTCTTCTTCTTCTTTGCTTACTTTTTCAATTGCTTCAGACATTTTGTCACACTCCTTTAGGGGCTTATTAGTCTTTCAAGGTGGCTATATTATTCGCGTGTTAATATAGGGTCTTGATACTTTAAGGTAGCCTGTAGGTAAATAGTAATAAGGGGTTTAAATTAATAAAGTAGCCTTATCTTAATACGCTTGGCATTCTATTAGCACCAAGCATCTGCTTTCGCAGTTCGTTTTGCGTTTCGTTCATCTGTTCAACACCATATGATTTTTCATTATCCATAGGGTCGAGCGTCAATCCACCAAACGCTTTTTTCATGTAGCCACCATCGTAAGCCCTTTCAGCATCATCCATCATAGTTTGAAGCTGGTCTGAGCCTATTTGATCGGTAGCCTTTTTGGTGAAAACAAATTCACCATCCGATAACCTTGCGGGAACCGAATCTGATACTCCTGTGCCAGGGCCGTCTACTTCCCCTTCACCTGAGAATTCTGCTGCAACGTCCATGACTTTATCAAAGATGTTGCTAAGTCGTTCGTCTGTTTCTAGAACGCCCATTAAATATTCTTGGTCTTCTGGATCTAAAGCTTCGTCTAAGACATACTCTAAGTGTTTATCTTCCATTTGTTCATCGGGAAGTTGAGAAGCTTCTGCTGCTGCCATTTCATCCGGTGGAATGTTAGGGTATGTATCTACAGGCATTTCTTGTTCTTCTATTTCCATTTCGGGTGGTACTAGCATAGAGCCGCCACTGGCCTTATGCACACCTCTAGGGAGGTCATACTCATAGGTGGCCCCTGAGGGGGGGCTTTTACTTATGGGGACTTCCTCCGGCTCCGGGTCGGATTCTCTCTTGCGACTCTTCTCCCCCGCTTCTTTTATTGTATTCTTTTTTGCTTCTGAATAAATCGATCTTATATGAGCATCTATTCTATCTGTGTATTTTGAATAAGGAGACTCAATTCTTTTTTCTGCATCTTTTAAGAGAGTCATTCTATTTTTATCTCTTATACGGTTCCAGTCCTCCACAAAAGAAGACTCCTCCCTCTCTTGGGGTTCGTATATCCTCTCTACAATTCTTTCGTGCTGTTGTAAGTCTCTTTCTAGTTCTGCAAGCTCGTCCCACCCTTTGGCACTCCTCCGCTTATCTACTTTAGAACCTTTATCATATTTAATTTTCATTGAATTGCTTTTCATTCGACCCCCCTTAGATTTAGATTCCTTTGATTGATTCATTAATCCACCTATAGCTTTAGGTTCTTTACCTGCTGCATGTTCAATTAAAATAGGCTTCCTACTAGGTGGGCCAGCACCAACACTAAAGTATCTATCTGAAGGAAACAACATATTCTCCATTCCGTCTTGATCCATAGGAAAATATTTAGTCATAAATTTATTTCTAATACTACGCTCACCTTCAGTTAAATCTTCATCTTCAATATCTCTACTTAAAATTCTTTTAACACTAGCTGGTTTAACTCCTGAATCTATAAGCTCATTAGCCTGAAGATCATGCATACTTTTATGTATGCGTAGTTCCTGAAGTACCTCTAAAACTAAGTCATAAAATCCATCAGCGCCTTTCTCAAAGTCTTTTAACTGAGCTTTAGTGTAAACAACTCCTGCACCTTCAGCGTTATCAGTAGTAAGTTCGTCAATTAAAGTTTTATATTTTTTACTGTTTTTTATAACTGCCTGTTCTGCTTTATTGCCTAAGTTTTTCCCAGCAGCTTGAGCTAATTTAGTAACTCCCTTAACTAAAGCCCCAAAAACATAATCTTCTCTATCATCTGCTAACAATGATTTACTCATGGTTCTTTCCTTTGAGAAGCTTCAGTAACACTATCCTTCAACTGCTCTAGGCGTACCAGAGAACTCACCCTCCCCTGGCAGCGGAACATTTCCTGTTCCGATGTTGCCACTACCAGTGCCTGTAGCTCCAAGTTCTTGAGGTTGTTCAGGTGTTCCTTGAACGCCTCCCATAGCTCCTTGTTGCTCACCAGCGGGGACAGCCTCGCTGCCAACTGCTTGTCCAGCATTTTGCGCTCCTATAATTTGTGCCATAATAGCGGCTTCTTCAGGGTCATTAAGAATTTCATCAGGGTCTAAATCAAGGCTATAAGCAAGTTCACTAATGATCTTAGAGATCTTAACAAATGGTGCAATAGCAGGATTCTGTGCAGTTTGAAGGAACATTGTCAGCCGTTGACTTCGTACTTCTTTCTGCATCAAGCTATTTGTACCCATAGCTCTAATTTCTAAATCACCTTGAATATCTAAATCGCCGTCAAAAAACTGCATGTTCCATTGATAATAAGCTTGACCTAGTGGTTTAAGTAAAAAATCATCTAAGTTTTTAACAACTGTCTTAATGTTTAAAGAAGCAGCACCTAAAAGCATTGACATCCCTGAAGCTGTTCGTGTCATACTTTGAACGCCTGTCATGCCATGTGAATAACTTGGTATACCTGTTTGCTCATCGGCAAGCTGACGAAACTTGTCAAACATCATCATATTTTCTTGAGTGGTGTTAGGGAACTTTATGCCGTGTATAGCTTGTCCTGGCATCCCTGCTTGCCTTCTAAATACTTTGCCGGGGTATATGTCCATAGATTGTCCACCAACTAAAGCAGACTCATCTACATCAAAGACAACAGAACCACTAAGTGCAAGGTTATCAATTGCCATTCGTGCATGACCATTCATTATTTGTTGTGAGTCATCCATGTTCTCAGCAACACCAATACCAAAAAAGCTGTATGGGTTTTGTTCGTAACTAAAAGAATTATAAGGAAGCCTGTAGGGTGTAAATGGATTGACTACTGCTCGAAGAAGCTTGCCGTTGCTTATCCAAGCATTGATCTGTACTTCGTCTAAATCATCTACATCTTCAGATAATTCCATTCCTACTTCACGCGCATATGCAGCGTCCATGATTCCCCAATACTCTAAAACTTCAAACTGACCAGAGCCATAATCATCTGACCGCTTATCATCTTTTAGAGCTTGCTCATAGTCTTTTTCTTCGTAGCTTGAACCCATGATTAGACATTCGCGTATTGCTTCTTTATCAAAGTAAGGAAGTTTTGATAAAGCTCTTAGTTGTGATCTATTAAGTTTATGTCTATGAAACGCATACTCACATTCATCAATAGTTGTAGCACTAGGATCAGGAAAGAAATCCCAGAGACTAACAAACTCAATTCGAGGAACACGGATAGAAAGCGGAGAATATTCACGTTCTCCAGTTTCTTCGTTTTTAGCCCATCGACCAATAGTTTTATTGTGGTTAAATGGGCCTTTAACAATGCCAGTTCCAAATAAAGCTGCTTCAAAAATTGCGTTTCTTAGTTCTGACGAACCATTAGACTCTTCTATTTGATCATGTATAAGCTTTTGCATTTGTCTAGCAGCTTCTTTAGCTGGAGACATTTCTAATACTTGAGGATCTGGAGAAGGCCCATCAACAACATTTATTTTTCCTTCTTCTATTCCTTCTTCTACTGCATTTTCAAAAGCAGTTTCTCCGCTTGAGAAAGTTGCTCCTGGTTTTAAAGTTCGACCATCGCCTTCGTAACCAACATCAAAAGAATCTATTGCTTCTTCTTCTGTTCCTTCTTCATATGCTTCAGGCTGACTTGTTTCTAAGCCTGGAGTCATGTCAATATGTTGATAGGTTGCTATACCTTCAGGTATTCTTGTTTCTTTAACGCCAATAGGAAACTGACCTGTACCAAAAATTACATCTACAAGTTGTCCAAAGGCTGCAAGAACTTTAGTCTTTGTTATTTTAATAAAAACTTTAGATTTTTCAGATTCTCTAAACCTGACATTTTTTCCGTACAAGCCTCTGAAATTATGATAAGCACGTAACCATCTACCTTCAGCTTGCTCTCTGGCTTCTTCTGCGTCTGCAAACCTATCTTCAATTAAACCAACAAAACGAGATTTTATCTCGCCTTCTAGTTTCATTTCAAGACCGCTTTCTCCCTTTACTGGACTAAAGTAAAGTTCGTCTGCGTTCTGGTACATTGAATTTTCTTGTTCGCTCATTCAGCTTTCCTAAAGTGTTTTTCGTATATTTATTCTGATTGCTTTCCCTTCTCCTTTAGGAGTATTGCTTGCTTCAAGGCTAAATATCCCTCTACTAAAAGTCACTCTTTTTGTATTTTTATTACTGCTGGCTGTTACTGACGAGTTATTTTTAAGTTGTTTTTCAACACTAAAGCCTTCGTTTTTTCCACCTTTTGAATCTCTAAATATCTCAGCGTTTACAGTTATTCCTTTTGGAAGAGGTAAACTTCCTCTAAGCTCACCAGACTGGTAGTTGTGATTTCCCGCAAATTTGCCTTCAAGAGATCCTACATTCTTAAAGTTTTTTCTTAATACAATGCTTCCGTTATTATACTTTTGTCTTTTCATTATTTTTTAAAAAAACCTCCTTTCTTGATCATCATATTTAAGATTGTTTATAATTGTTTGTAACTCAGTAAAGTGGGTAGAAAGCTTTTCTGTTGACGGAAGAAATCTTAAAAGCCATGTATTAAGTTCTTTTATAATCCTGTCTAAAAACATATCATATCCTCCAATATCTTGGATATATTTAGGGCCGGCTTGCTGCATACACACAAACCGCCATTTCTTATCTTCGTTCATATTCCAAGTGACAAGACAAAAAGAATCTCCGGCTAGTGCGACATCGAATATCCCAGCATAAAATAATGTACCATTAATAGAAAACGGCTTGGTTTTTACTTTAGATCTGCTAGGATGCAAAACTTGTGTTTTTCCATTATCTAAATCAGTCATTAATATCCAAACTCTGCATCAACTGGTTGAAAGTGCTGCTCTCTTTGAAACTGTCTCATTTGACTGAGAGTATCGTTTATGCGCGGCCTTGACATAATCAAGTATCTTAATGCATCGTAAGCATGATCAGGCGCATGTGTATTAACATCTTCAGGATTAGATTTATCCAGAGGAATACTTTGAAGCTCGCGTATCAGGTTCGGGCATGTATTAAATATTTGTAATCGTGGCCTACCGCTTTGCTTGATCTTCAGGTATTCGTGGATTTGTATTTTTCCTTGTATTCTGTTCTTGTCGGCTCTTCGTAGTTTATGTCCTGATCTTTGAAGTGTTTCTCCTACTGTAGGGCCAGTTGTTCCTGTCCTGCTCCAGCAAGAAGTATCTAAAACTCCAGGAACACTTAGAGGATCTGCCATCTCCATTCTTGTTAGCATTTCTGCTAATTCAGTACCAAGAAGTCCTTTTTTATAAAGTTCTCTGTATATTATTAAAGTACCATCACTAGGATCAACTGTTCCCCAAACACAAGCTGATTCACTTGCATATCCATAGTCAATTCCTTTTATGCGCTCCCAGTGTATTGGGATTTCAAAAGGCACAATAACATGGCTTACTGTTTCAAACTCTGTAAATGCCGCGCCTTCTGCAACATCCCAGTTTCCTTCTAATAGCTGTTGACGCTGTGTAGGAGGAAGTGCTTGTAGCATCTTCTCGTAGCGTCCGTCCTTAGCCAAGAAAGGGTTATCCTGTAATCGTGCCGGTATAAACTTTCTTGTTAGTCCGTCTGAACCTTCAAAAGAAGTGTCGGGAATCTCTGGATCTATATATCTCTTTTTAACCCAGGTAGACCCTACACCTCCGGGGTTTGCTGTACAACGCATATAAGGAACAATCTCAGCGTCTGTTGTTCGTAAACGAGAGGCTAAGTAGTTCCAGCTAAACTCTGTGGGCAGATGCGTAATCTCATCAAACCCTATCCAGCTATATGCTTGTCCTTGATAGCGGTATACGTCTGCATCACGCTCCAAGAATCCAAATTCTATTTTAGCCCCCGAAGGAAAATTCCAGAGCTTTTCTACTTCTTTGTACTTACAGCCTGGAAAAGCCTTTGGATATAGCTCTCTGCTCTTGTCTATAAGCTCTCTAAGTTCGGGCATAGAGCGCCTTAGAATTAAACCCCTATGAGCGGCCCTGTGAGCGTATCTGAGAGGATCTACGAGCATTGCATAGGATTTACCACCCCCGGCAGCACCGCCGTACAGAACGTCTGTCTCAGAGGCTGCGAGGAAGTTTTCTTGTGGGCCTTCGTTGGCCTTAAAGATTATTTCTTTTTTTGCTTCTGCAGCTAGTTGAGTTGGTAGACTTTCTAAATCTTTGTCTTCTATTATCTTTCCTTGTATAGAAGACTCTTTATTCTCTAGTTTGTTCAAAGTTTTCTTAGTATTCTTTATTGACTGCTTATAGTTCTGTATCTTATTCTGTGCAGCCTTGAGCTTCTTAGCCTTTGCTCTTATTTCTCTATTGGCTTCTATCTTTGCTTTTGTTTTAGAATGGTAGTTATAGCCTCTGCTCTTTGAACCCTTGGCTCTTCCAGACTTTTTGCGCGGCGTGCCATCTATTTTGAGTATGAACTCGTCGTTAACGTCTTTAGCATATTTATCTGGGTTTTCGTCCCAATCGTTCATGTACGCTTTTCTGCTATCTTCTTTAAACCCATATGCGAAAGCTTGCGACCAGTTTCATGCTCTAGCCACAAACTCCCTTCTCGCAAAGATAAAGAACTGTCTTTAATCATAGGTAAGACTTTCTTTAAAGCTTCTAGTTGATTATCCAGGGGTTTTAACATCTCCGGGTTATTTTCGTCTAACTCATATCCAAACGGAATTGTGCTGCTAGACCTCCTCATATTTTCCTTCAATAACTTTTTCAGTTTTTGCCGGAAGAATAAACAAACCACCTACCGTATTAACCGTCACATCTAAACGGTCAGTCTTTCCTAGACCCACACGATCTAAAATGGTTTGTGCTGCTTGAATACGCATATTAGCTTGAGGGATTGGTTCTGCACTATCCATAATGTTTACAAGCTTCATAGCGGCCTTTGGTGCAGACTGGGCTAAGATGTTCGTAGCTAAATCCAGAATCTCTGTTTTTAGCGCCTTAACAACCGAAGGATAACTACTCTCAGCATAACCCGCTAACTCTGCGGCTTTACGTGGATCACCTCCTACTTCAACTAAGTGATTAAGAAAAGACTCTTGCTTGATTGTTAATTCTTTATTATTGCTCATAGCTATAAACAAATGCTTTGATTATGTGTATACATTATAGGGCTAATATGGGGTTTTGTCAAGTATTTTTTTGCAAATAAATGAAAAAAATCTTGACAGAATGCCAAATCGACTCTATAATAGACATTAAGCCCACGGCGTTACGTGTATATTTCAGAGTTTCTTTTTTTCTTGTTGTCCTGTGTATAAAGTCTTGTAAGTTTTTAAAGAATGTCCATGTCTTTATCGTGTTATAAAGACATATGCGTTCTTTAAAGACTTTAACACTGCCGCGATAAACTAGTATACAACCATTTCCCCCTCAAAATGTATATGATTGAGTATATATAGAGTGGTGGTGGGGTGGCCTCCTGCCCTGGCCCCTTGCGCGTGATCGCGCTAGCACGTTCGCATGTGAAAAGCCGCCTCCCACCGCCTGTGGCCCTACGCAGGACTTCAAAGCCCTCAAAAGCTCCCGGTTCCCCCTCCCAATCTGCCCAGCTTCCCAAAATCATTAAAGCTTTCAAAGTTAGTGCCGCCTCTTCATGTTCTCTGGTTTCCAAAGCTGAAAAAGTTTGAGCTTTTTTTATTCTTGAAATTTTTTTTTAAAAAAA